AATATGTAAGAACTTCGTTAAGGCGAAAAACTAAAATCGAGACACTAATATATATAAATATATTAAATAGTATTTATATTATTTATAATATAACATACCATAATAACTATCATATTGTATATGTAGATAATAATTATCTACTTTCCATATTATTGTATTCATGATAGTTTTAACTTCTTTTAGTCTCTGACCGAAAATTATAGCAATCCAAGTACCTCTAGAACGCTGTGATTAACAACATTTACAGAACCCTTACCTTCCCCTAGAATGATTTTATAGGTTATGGGCCAGATGATTAACATATCAGAAGAGGAAAGGGAGCGTAGGCGACAGAACATGCTTAGGCTTCACCAGGAGGGCCGCGCCGGGGCGGAATTCGGAAAAATGGGCGGTCGCCCAAGAAAGCCTCGCGCCTCTGAACATGTTGCTGAACAGGTCCGAGAGGACGCAGAACTATTCTACCAGAGGATGAGAGACATCGTCCTTGAGGGTGGAGAGAAGGTTGCGTCAGCCACATTCAATACGCTCATGAAGATTGAAGAGCAGGAGCGTAAGATTACCGTAGAGGAAGAGGAAAAGATTGACCAACTTAGAAGAGAAGAGCTTCTCGCCCTCGTCTCCGAACAACTCGCAGAACTCCGAGGATCAGGTGTCATCCCAATTGGAGAATCTGAAGTTATTAGGGACGAAGGACTTGCAGAGATTAGCGAAGAATCTAGCGGAACTTAAAAAGCAATCGGCGGTCAAGGGACCGCAGACTGATGACGAACTTCACGCCTGGATTTTAAAAAATCTTAAACTCAATATTCCCAGGGTGGCCGTATGTGACGGCCATCAATCTCCTTTCAGCTTCATTGCTGATTTGTATTTCGAGCGCGTTACTGCCGCTGTAGCAATGGCTAACAGAGGAGGCAGCAAGACGGCTAGCTCCGCCATCCTACATCTTTTGAACTCACTATTCAAGCCAGGGTGTGAGTCGCTTACAGTAGGAGCGATTGAAGCTCAGTCAAAGAGAGCCTACGAGAACCTCAAGAAGTTTCTTATTGTCCACGGTGGAGAGGGAGTTTATGAACCAAAAGACCATCCTAAAATTGTTAGAACAATCGAGTCAGAAACAAGATTCGACAACGGCTCCTTGGTGGAGATTGTTCCCGGAACCATGTCCGCTGTTTCAGGGCCACATAACCAGAAGGTTCATGCCGACGAGCAGGATCAGATGCCGCCAGACGTATGGCAGCAGAGCCGACACATTTCTCAGTCCAAGACAATTCTGAATGATGATGGAACAGAGACAGTAATCAAGGCACAGGATTGGGTTACTTCAACCAGACAGCGCCCATTCGGTCCGATGCAGAAGCTCGTTGATGAAATTAATGACGCTAAAAAGCAAGGATTCAAGCCACCATGGGAACTATATACATGGTGTGTGTATGAGACAGGCAAGAACCAGCCTAATTGTCGAGAGGCACCTGAGAATAAAGGACGGCCTGAGTCAGAACTATGCGGTTGTGACAAAATCGTTAAAGGCAAGTGGGACGATGGAACTCCGCGTCGATTCAATGAAGTATGCAAGGGAAGACTATACAAGTCTCAAGGATTCGTAGACCTAGACAACATTCACAAGAGATTCCAGTCCTCGGATATTGAGGAGTGGGAGGCGCAACAGGAATGTTCCAAGCCTGAAACAGGTGGAATGGTATTTAAGTCATGGGATTTGAACCGCTATGGAATCAAGTGGTACGCGCCTACTCCTGACCTTGGAACAATTGTGATGGGAGTGGACTATGGTGGCGGAACAACTCCGTCAGCCGTCAACTGGTATCAGATTCTTGCACAAGACACATTAGTATATGGTAAGGATCAAACGCGAAGCGACGGTCCAATGAAGCTTCTAAAGGCTGGAACTCGCGTTTGTTTTGATGAAATTTATAGAGCGGAGACAGGAAATGTAGAAATAGCTGAATTGATTTTGGCAAAAGAGGCAAGCTACAGGGCAAAATACGGAAAAGAATGGAAAGTTAAATGGAGATTTGGCGACCCCGCCGTGCCTACTGCACGTATGGATTACGCCAGAGTTGGAGTAAAACCAATTATCTTCATCTGCACCAGAGATATTGTTGAACAGATCAAGACATGTAACTCGGTATTGAGAGACGATCTGTTCGCTGTAGACATTGAAACATGCAAGATGTTCCCGCTAGAGGCGGAGGCTTATCATTATCCTTCGAAGAAGATAGGACTAGAATATGACCCAGAAAAGCCGGTCGATGACTTCAATCACACAATGTCAAATTTCAGATATACAATGGAAAACCTAAAAGTTCTTGAAAAGAAGGGTTCAATCACAGCTAGCCGACCACATACTGACGGTAGAATGCATGAAACGGTGTGGAAATCTCCGACAAAATCGTCTGCCCCAAGGTATATGCCGAGATAATATATGGATATCAATTCAGAAGAACTCAACAGAATTGCGGGATTTGCCGACCGAAATGGGAACGGCACTATTGATGAACGTCTAAAGAGACGATTACAGCAGAATCGAAGACCAAGCACGCGGGCCGCATCAGATCAGTGGGTTAATTGGAACTCAATGTCTGACCTTTTGGGTCAGCCATTTGACATGACGCGCATTTCTCTATCAAAGCTAGAGCAGATGCAGCGCGACCCTATTCTTTCATTCGGACTTATGTTTATTAAGGTTCCACTTGTAAGAGCGCCTTGGTATATTCGTTGTACAGATGCCAAGAGAGCAGCCTTTGTAGACAACTGTCTTAGACGAATTTATGGACGACTTATCCTTTCATACACCAACTGTTTCTCATTTGGTTACTCAGCAATGGTCAAGAGATTTGAATATGAGAATCCAGACTGGACATATGTTGACAGAGACGCAGAGGAGCAGCCAGAGCTTCCTGTTTGGGACAGCAAGAACGTGGATGCCCTTGTTTGGAAGCCATTCCTGGCTCTAAATCCACGCTTTGTATCTCCGCACTGGAATTCCAAGGGAGAATTTGCTGGTATTGACTTCTCTCCTAACTCAGGAATCAGTGCCTTTGGCACATCAGGCGCACCACTAAGAGAGCTAGGAGGTAATTCTTCAAGCAAGGTGGCGGACATTCCTTTGGATTGGGCACTCTGGGCAACGAATGAAAAAGACTCAGTATACGGATCGCTTTGGGGATACCCTCGTCTAGGGTATGCCTATAGATATTGGTGGAGCTATTGGTACAAGTTTGGTTTGGCAGACAGAGCATTTGAAAGATGGGCAGACCCGCCAATTGTTGTTTACCATCCCGCTGAGAATGCATATGATGCCGACGGAAATGTAGTTGATTATTCCGCAGAGGCTTTGGCGTTTGCCGAACAGCTTAGATCAGGAGCGAACGGTTCGCTCCCATCTGACGTTCACTCAAATATTGCTGACGACAGACTTACATCAGCTAAGAAGTGGTCTGTTGAACAAATTGAAAGCAAAACAAATTTTGACGCCCTGGACACAACGTTTAAGTACCTGGACGTTCTAAAGCTTAGATCAATGATGGTTCCAGAACAGTCCTTGATTGAGGGACAAGGAGGATCGTCATCTAGAAACGTAGCCGAGAAGTTCGGAGATATTTTCCAGGAGTCACAGGCAATCGTAATGGAGGAAATTGACGACCTTATTAACCGATACATGATTCCTCAGTTGCTTGAGGTTAACTTCGGTCCGGGGGGACCAAAGGCTGAGAAGGTAACAACAGGATTTGATTCACGCGACCTTGAGACAATGCGTGCAATCGTAGGAGCTATCGCCAATAAGAATGGTTCAGTACCAGAGGTTGACGTTAGAGAAATGCTTGATCAGCTTGGTATTCCACTACTTTCATGGCAGGAAACACAGAGAAATCTAGAGAAAATTGCAGAGCAGGAGCAGGCGGCGAGTGAGTTTGAACTTCAGAAGCTCCGTGAATCAGCAGCCCTTAAGGGACACAATGTTGATGGCGTTACCGGGGGAGCACAGAATTCAGGAAAGCCAAGCAAGCCGAAGCAGAAGGATGCGAGGTTTGGAGAGGCTGGAATTGATGAGCAAGGACGATATTATAATGATCGAGAAAGAATTATTATTCTAGGTCAAGAAACATCAGAAGAAGATAAAGAAACTGCTAAAATGACTAAAGCTGTATTAGCAGAAGTTGAAGAAATTAAAAAGAACTTAAAACCACAGGAACCACCTGTTGTCAACGTGGAAGTGAAGGCTTCAGAGGCTCCTTCAAAAAAGGTTAGAAAAACAGTGGTAAGAGACGACGAAGGCAATATCACACACGTAGATGAAGAGGAGATAACGGATGAGCCATAAACATGAATGGGTCACACAGTTTTATTCATTTGACCCTATTGAACACGATGAACCTTATGAGGTTCAATACTGTACTGATCGTGAATGCGGTCAAAGACGCACAGTAACAATGAGCGAAAGCCTTGTTGAAGAAGTGCGAGAATTTAACGATCTTCCAAGTGAAGATATACAGGGAGGTGAATAAAACCATGAGATTTCCGAGTATCCTAAAGCCAGCAAGAAACATCGTAGAAGTTGATCGGCTCGCGTTCGAAATGCGAGAAGAGATTTTTGACGTTGAAGGAAAGAAAATTTTCGACTCCGAATTTTATTCTCCAAATGCATTGACAAACGATGGTCAGGCGCACATGCTCAATGTATGGGCTAGAGAACAGTCAAATCTAAATAAGTATCTATTCCTATTGAACATGGCTGCTGGCGCAGCGCCAACAAAGACTTCAACTCTGGCAACAATCACAGAGGCAGTAACAATTAATACAAATGGATATGCAAGAACACAAATTGCAGCAGGAGATTGGGGAGCGCCATCACTTGACACAGGCGATGAGCAAATTACAGCTTCTCAGAAGACCTTCGGGCCATTTACAGGCAACGTTCCTGTTTCACACGTAGCCTTAGCATCTGTTGCGTCAACATTCACAGGAACATTGTTCCTATATGTCTCAACTGCTTATCACACAGCAAATAACGCAGCACGAACATTTGTATCAGGAGAATCATACCTAGTAACACTAAGAGACAAGCAGACCTAAAATGGCAGCACGATATACGGCAGAAACAAACGGTGATGTGGCACTATCAGCAGCTACGGCTAAAACCGTACTGAGTGTTATTGCTGCATCAGGCGGAACATTTAGTTTAATTGAATTTGGAGTATCATTCGATGGAACATCAGCTTCCGCCGAACCTGTTACCGTGGAATTGTGCTATTCAACTCAGGCCGGTGCAGGTACATCTACTTCTCATACAATTACTCAAACAGGCGGAGCAACAAGAACTGTTCAGTCTACAGCAGCAAGAAACTATACAGCCGAACCTACAACTCTAACAGTTTGGAAGCGCTGGTTAGTACACCCACAGACAGGAATTGTGATTCAGTTTCCGCTCGGTAGAGAACCTGAAGAGACAGTAACAGCGGATGCTATTTGTTTAAGACTTACAGCACCAGCGGCGGTTAACTGTCAGGCTTATATGGAATTTGAGGAAGGTTAATATGTTTCAATTGGTTTGGAATGATGCTGATCCAACATCAGAAACAATGGCGTCGAAGGTAGTTAAAGCCAACTATGCCTCATATGAAGATGCTATGGCGCAAGCCGAAGTTGATCTTGCTATAGGTAAAAGAATAGTTGGCATTGCTGAAAACGATGAACTTGTTTGGGTTGCGGACGATCATTCAGAAAAGAAAAATAATAAGCTGGAAAAAGTTACACTAGGCAACGGCAGAACTTCATGGAATTTTAAAGAATAAGGGAGATAGCTGATGGCGTTCCCTACTGTTCCTACCGTTGCTGCGGGGCGCGTGCTTACCTCTAATCAAGGTAATACATTAGCTACTCGCACATTTCCAGACCTTTCAGGATTAACAAAAAACAGTGGCGATCTTTTGATTGCCATTTGTTATGTCTATCAAGCAAGCGGAACAAATGCAACCTTCGGTTCGTGGGGAGCAAGCTTCCAGGAATTTGGCGATTTCGGAACAAGTGGTTCAACTGTCGGTATTGGTTGTGCATATAAGTGGAGCACGGGAACAGAGACAGGAACATTCACTGTTACACAGGCTGGTGCTCCTACGGGACACGCCTCTTTTGTTCTTCTTTCAATTCCTGGGGCACACGCAACAACTCCCCCTGAAGCAGGCTCTTTTTCATCTGCATTGCCTGCTGATCCAGCTTCATTTAATCCGACAGGGTGGGATGCCGAAGAAACATTGTGGATAGCTGTAAATGCCAATGGAATGACAAGTGGTTCAGGCACATGGACAGCAAACAATGCTGCGCCAACAAACTATACAGACTACGTTGGTACAAATCCAAGCGATACTAGCACCGTAGGACAGGTTGCAGGGGCAGTTGCATTTAGACAGTTAAACGCTGCCTCAGAAGATGTTGGTTCGTTCTCTCAAGATACTTCAAATGCAAGAAGCGGTGCAATTGTAATTGCTGTTCGTCCGGCTGCCATTATTGAACTTAATCCTAATTTTAAACAACCACGCGCAAATCTAACTGCGGTAATGACTTCGGTGTATTAAATGGCAATTTTTGGTAGATCATTTCCTTCAAAGTCCAAGCCTTTTGGAGTTATTTCTGCTCCTTCTCCTATAACGGAGGAGACAATTGATAATGTTGGAGTTGCTTCTCAAACACTAACAAGCGCAGAAGCTCAAAGTGTTAGTCAATCTGGCTCTGCGACATTAGCTCTTACAGTTGAGGCGACAGCAGAAACAGATTCAACTAGTTCCACAATGACTACAACACTAGGCTTGGATGCTATTGCGGATACTGAATCAAGCTCCGCAACAGGAACAATACTTATTTCAGACTTCCAGACCGAAGAGGAAGCTTCGTCCGGAACCGGATCGCCTACAATAGCAGAAGCGCTGGCAGAAACAGTAAATAATTCTGCTGTTGCAACTATTGCAATAGATGAAGATATAACTGTTCCTTCGACAGCGGATGATTTACAAAATTCTGCAACATCTTCTCAGCAATTAACAGAATCTCATGCAGAAGGAGGAGGTTCGTCAGGAACAGGCGATCCTAATCTTGCTGAAGCAACAGCAGAAGTTGTAACAAACATAAGCGGTTCGCCATATGGAGAAGGGAACTATGGAGATGGGCCATATGGAGGAATAGGTTCGATACAGACAATTGCAGAGGCAATTGCTGAAACTGACAATACTTCCGCAACAGCAACAATTCTTATTTCAGACTTTGAATCTGCGGAGGAAATAAACACTGGAACAGGCGCTCCAACAATAAGTGAAGCGCTTGCTGAATCCCTCACTAACTCTGCAAACAACGACCCTCTTCTTGTAGAAATAATTCAAGGAGAGGGAGAAAATCTAGACAATACAAATATTGGAACTCACTCAATTTATGAGGCAATAGCTGAATCGCCACAGAATAGTGCAGTTCTAACAACTCTTATAGACGATCTTCATTCTGAAGAGGAAAATAACTATGGAACAGGAACTCTAAATATTTCAGAGTCTATAGCAGAGACAATAGATAATTCTGCAACCGCAACACATCTAATTACAGAGCAAGTGCCAGATGTAAACATGACAAATACTGGCGCTGCAACGCTCTCAATTTCTGAACAGATTGCGGAAACAGTTTCAAGTTCATCTACATCAAATCAGACATTTGGAGAAGCACTAGCAGAAACAGAATCAAATTCAGCAACAAATACGCCAATAATAACTGATCTTTATGGAGAGCTTGTTGGAAACTATGGAACAGGGACTCCAAATACATCAGAATCTATAGCAGAATTTGACCTTGTTGAGTTTTTGTCAACTCAATCTCTAGACGAAACAACAACAGTAAGAGTTGTTCCGTTCAGTGATATCTCAACAGGAACATGGACTGTCTCTCCATTGTATGAAAAGGTTGATGAAATTCTTGTTGCATCAGGTTATCCAGATGAAACAATTAGGTCTGCAAATAACCCTGTAAATGATACAGCAGTTTTATCACTAACTCCAACATCAGACCCAGGAGCAGATACCGATCATTACATCAATGTACAATTCTGGCGAGACGGAGTAGATGGACAGCTTGATTTTACTCTTAATTTTAAAGAAGGTTCTAATATCATCGCAACAAGAACATTTACTAATGTAACTGAAACAGAGTCGTCTCCAAGAAGAGAAAGAATTGCACTAACAAATCTTGAGGCTTCTGCTATAGTTGATTATTCTAATCTTAATGTCGAATTGATAGCGAACGAGGTTTAATATGGCAACTTTACCAACGCCTGGTAGCGACAACGGCTCTTGGGGCGACGAATTAAATACTTGGTTAGAGACAGACCACAGTCTGGATGCGACACATAGGGATACCATGTTAGCCAACAAACTTGGTTATAAAGGATATCCTTCTCCTCCACACACATCTGTATCCATTTCCCCTACCGCTGGAGACTTTAGGGGAATTGCTGTGCCAATTAGAAAAGGAGACGTTATTACAACATTAGCTTTTGGCTGCACAACTGTAGCAACTTCACCAACTCTGTGCAGATTGGCAGTTTATGACACAAGTTATAATTTGGTGGCGTCTACCCCTAACGATACAGCACTTGTTTCATCGACAGGAATGAAAACTAAGAATCTTTCCAGCGCCTATACTGCTACTCAAGATCAGCTAATGTATTTAGGAATAATAGTGGTAGGATCAGCGTTCGGTTCAATTTTGGGCCATTCATCTAACTCTGTAACATGGATTGCTCAATCAGGTTTTCCGAGAGCAGGAATTTATCAGACATCTTTATCTGATTTACCTAATCCTGTTGTTCCTGTTGTTCCTGGTTCCAATAACGCCATGCCGTGGATGGCTTGGATGTAAGGTGTAACAATTCCATCATAATGAGTTACATATATGTAGATAATATTGGCTTTGAGCACATCTTAACGTCATCATTTGGCGATCTTCCAGGCAATGTTGGAACGAATACGCCAACACTGACGGAACAAATTATTCATGTTGCTCATATCTATGTTGACTTTGTAAATCTAGAAGTACCTGTGGCAGAGGTTGTCTCTGACATCATCACAAACACAGGAAACAACACGCCCACAATCGAAGAAATTATCATTGGAACTCTTGTTCCAGAGCCAGTGGTTGGAGGTGGCGCTGGACAACGCATCAGAGTTATGGGAGGACGCCCATGGTCTGAAGAAGATGTATACGTAATCAATGAAGCAATTCAACTCATTGGTGAAGAAATTCTGATTGGTGAAATTGCTGAAGCTTATGCACATAACACGCCAGATATTGATGCTAAGGTAAGACGACCAATATATGCACGACCGCGCACAATTGAGGTGCTTTCGTTCTCTCCTGACAAAAACAGAACATTCGTGCATAAAACAGAGGAGCCATTGGTGGAGGAACCGCCAAAAACCAACTCCCGTCAGAAGGAGGAAGAAGAACTGCTACTATTAGGTATAATATAAATATAAAACTACAACCAAAGGTGAAATTTTGAGCGCAAACAAAGTTGCGGCCTGTATTATCACAGGGGACGCCTACGATGAAGCTGAAGTAAAAAAGCTTTTAAAGTCTCTTGAACCACATGTTCAAGGGATTTTTATTAATTATAATGGAACAAAAGCCAAGTTGAATTGGCAGAAGTGGACGGACATTCCCGTTGTCTACAAGAAATTTAAATGGGAAGACGACTTTGCTCTGGCCAGAAATCAGAGTTTCTCGCTTGTTCCAAAGGATGAGTTCGATTGGTATCTGTGGATAGACACCGATGATGTTCTTGTTGGTGAACCAGACGCCATTGAAAAGATAGTTGATTCGCTTGATGAATACTCATTGGGAGTATTTCTTAAGTATGAATATGCGGTTGACCCAGAGACAGACACCGTGGTTGTGGAACAGTGGAGAGAAAGACTGTTGTCCACAAAGATGGATTGGAATTGGGTCTATCCTATTCACGAAGTGTGTCGTTCTGTGGCGAATATTCAGTACGCCAAGAGGGATGATCTATACATTAGACACCAGAGACAATCCGGTGAAGATCGCGGGGCCAGAGGGCGCAACAAGAAAATTATTATGAAGGCGGCTCAGGAGCATCCTGAGGAACCACGCTATCAATTCTATCTGGCTGGCGAGACATTAGCTGAGGCCGATGCAGAACAAGACCCAATGCGCAAGGCTGCTCTTATTGAAGCGGCTATTGTTGCCTATGAAACATACAGAGGTATGGTTCATGACCTAACCGACGATGTTTATTTGGCAACTGCACGCCTAGCAGAGCTTCATAGAATGCGTGGGGATCATGCCGCAGCATTGGAGGCCGACTTAGAATGTATTGCTATCTACCCTGAATGGCCGGACGGATATGTAGGAGCGGCCAAGTCATGCATGGAGCTAGGCGATTGGGCAAGGATGAAATCGTTTGCTTCCATGGCAACAAAGTGCGCCAAGCCATCTACTGCGGCATCTATTGAACCACAAATGTCAGGGTTTACTCCTCTGTTCCTGCTTGCCATAGCCAATGACGAGCTAGGAGATATGGATGAGGCTCTCAAACAATACAAGGCAGCTAGAGATATTTGGCGACCAGCAGGGGAATCAGGAGAGACACTAGACGAAAAGATTGCTACGCTTGAAAGATTCGATGCGACAAAGGAGACAAATGACGCCTGGACACAAAGAAAGAAGCTCAGAGGAACCAAGCCAGATAAATCTATTGCTTTCTTTACCCAACCAATTCCTGAAGTGTGGAATCCCGAAACATTTAAGGCTGGCGGTCACGGTGGAGCAGAAACATGCATCATCAAGCTCGCCCCATTCTTCGCAGCAGATGGATGGAGAGTGGTTGTTTTTGGCACGCCAGGCGATTTTCGAGGGGTACATGAAGGGGTGGAATGGTGGGGATCAGATGAGTTTCTGCCAGGAGAAAGGTTCAACACCTTTGTCTCTTCTAGATCGACTCTTCCATTCGATGGAACGCCTCTGGCAAAGGTAAAGCTACTCTGGATGCATGATGTTAACATCGGGCCGATAGAAAACGATGTTCTTATGCGACCGGATAAGGTTCTAGGTCTTACCAACTGGCATGCCAACCATCTTCAGAAGCTCTACGGATTGCCTGATGACAAGATGGCCGTGATGCCAAACGGAATTGACTTGAGTCTATTTAATAAAGATGATTGGGACAAGACAAATAAATTTAATTTTATTTATTCTTCCTCTCCGGACAGAGGCTTAGATACGCTCCTAAGTCTTTGGCCCATCATCAGGAACACATTTCCTGAAGCAAATCTACACCTGTTTTATGGTTGGGACATGATCAACAAAATCATCAATATGCACAGGTCTAGAGGAAGTGGAGGGTTCCTTGAGGAGTTTAGAAATAAATGCATCAATCAAATTCATGCACTTGGAGGAGAAGAGGGTGGAATTTATCAGCACGGAAGGGTGAATCAGGCGGAGCTAGCGCAGCATATGGCTAAGTGTTCCTTCTGGACATACCCAACTGAGTTTATGGAAACATTCTGTATCACCGCTCTAGAAATGCAAATGTCGGGGGTAATTCCTGTAACATCTAACCTGGCTGCTCTACAGGAGACAGTCAATCCTGATGTTCCTAAAATCACAGGCTGGCCTAAGAATTCTTCCTACCAGAAAGAGTTTTTAAAGATGCTTGCATCTATGATAGGACAGGAAGAATGGCAGCTATATATTAGAGAAGAAAATAGACAGTTTGCGTCACAATTTTCATGGGAAAATATATACGGGCGTTGGAATGATTTGATAAACTCCTTACAATAACAATGATAATAACACTAACCCCCGAGTGAATCGGATTGCTATGATCCTATTGTCGTCTACCAGCTACAGAAAGAAACGTGTGTTTGGTGTGGAATTTCACGAGAGAAACAAAAGAGACACTCGCTTACATCCTTGGGGGATTGGGGTTCCTCCACGAATTGATAATAGCAAACGCCGAGAGGCCGTTTTTGTTGACGGCCTCCTTAGCCTTGATGGGATTCCCATTGGTGTTGAAGGGCGAGGAGCGATTGAAGAACGGAAAGGACGAGAAGAAATTATCCCAAGAGGAACCCATAGAAAAATAATGTGGTGTGGTCAACATAGAGTGTTTAGTACCGCATATGTATCAATTGCGCTCTTTATTGGTGTTGTTTGGCAACTATTGTCTTGGATAGGTTAAAATGACCGAAGAAAAGAACAATCAAGAGATATATTCTGACGAGCTTTCTAAGCTAAGAGACGACCCTGCCCATTACATGACGCCCGGAGCCAAAAGTTATTTCAGGCGAGTTTGGTTGGGTTATTTGATACTTGCGGCGGCTATGACGTTTGGAATTTGGGGAGTCACTCACCGTATTGATACACAACTTAGAAAGCAAATCAACATCTTTCTTGTGGCAAGCTGCAAGAGTTCTATTCCTACCCTAACAAGATTTAATGACAGCCTTCAGGCTGATATTGAAGCACAACAGGATGCTCTCTTCATCAATGAACAGCGTGGTGATTCTCAGAGAGCCGCATTAAATAGAAGAATTATTACCTATAAGAAAAATGCAATGATTCATGTTCCTACTATTGAGGAATGTAATCAGAGAGGTAAGTTCTAATGGGATTGTCTGATGTATTCACACCAGGAAACATGCTGTTGCCTGAACAGTTTGTCTATACATCCTTGGACGAGGTTCCTCTTGACGTATATGATGGAGAGAATTATCCAGACGGAGATAACTCTTGGCTTGAAAGATATGAGTCTTTAGGGGGAGTCCCTCTTACTGATCAGGAAAGAGTTGAATCAGCCCAGAGAAATGCCGACGCAAACCTGCGTCTAATGCTCAATAGAAAGAACGTTGTCCCTCTCCCAAGAAATCTATTCTATAAGACATTGATGATGCAGGGCGGAGACGTGCTTGCTTTGCAGCGTGCCTTGGCTGCTGCTGGATTTAGAAAGTGGGGTAACTTTACTCGCGCCTTTGGCAAGGGCACACGGAAGAATGTGATGGAGTTTCAAGAGCACAATCACATGAAGCGTGATGGAATCTATGACATTGATGTGCATAAGAAGTTGGCTCGATACTACGATCAGTATGGAACCTTCTTGATGAATAAGGCCAATAAAGTTTATAATACTTCGCCAAGAGCGGTAATAGTTTCATACGCCACATTCGGATATAATAACAGATATAAAATACATTACACTCAGAGTTCTCTCAGAATGTATGGTGTTCGAAACAAGATTCGACCGCCAAAGATTCCATACTATGAAGATTGCTCATCGTTTTCTACTTGGACTTATTGGGGGGCAGGAGTTCCTGACCCTAACGGTTTAGGGTATAATGGATGGGGATACACAGGGACACTTGTACAACATGGAAACCGAACAACAAATCCACAACCAGGAGACTTGGCCTTCTATGGGTATGGTGCTCCTTATCATCATGTTGTGGTTTACATTGGCAATGGCAGATGCATATCTCACGGATCAGAAGTTGGACCGCTCCTTCTTCCGGTCTATTATAGATCAGATTTCTCACATTTTAGAACCTATATAAAATAATGGACGAAAAGGAAGCACGAAATAATGTGGCGCGATTGGTAGAGGTCAAGGATGGACCTTTGGGCGCAGCTTGGACTTCTTATTATAGGTACAAGGATAGGGCTGAGCCGGGGACGCCGAAAGGATATGCATTGGTCGCCTTGAAGCGCGAGCTAAAGTACAGAGGATACGGTGATGGATTGGATACCGAGTCTCTTTTCTTTGGTGCCGCAGCTAAGGCGAGAACAACGGAGTTTCAGGTGGACGTAGGATTGAAGGGTGACGGAGTAATAGGACCGACAACAGCGCGTAGACTATTTAAGAAAAGAATTTGGGACGCAGCGCACACATCAAATGTGCCAGCGCTTATGTTGTGCAAGCAATTGAACTTGGAGTCTGGATTTGATCCGGCGGCAGTAGGTTATGTTGATCCAAGAGATAGAGGCTTGGCACAAATCAATTCCTATTGGCACCCTGAGATAGATGACGCAAAGGCTTTTGACCCTGCGTTCTCCATCCCATGGGCGGCAAACTATTTGAGTGAAAATATTAAGGCGTTAGGTGATACGGACGCCGGTCTTGCAGCACATAATGTAGGAAGATTCTATGCAAGACAGTGGCTTGATGCCAATAAGCCAGTATCAGGGTTATATACAGTCGAAGGAAAAGATTACGCGGCTATTATAACTAAGTACCTACAACTGCTGAAAAGCAGGGATTGCTAAAGAAAGGAAACAGAATGAAGAATTTGCTTAGAGAAGCTGGACGAGAGTTTCTTAAGGCATTCGGGGCGACGCTAGTTGTTGTTCTACCGGGTGTCCTTGTGGCAACAAATCTCGACCAGGCGTTCGCGCTTGGTGTAGCTGCTCTAATTTCTTGTTTCGCAGCAGGACTAAAGGCCGTTCAGGTTCTAGTGCCAGCCCTCACATTTGCGGGCTTTGTACCTCAGCCTGTAGCCGCTTGGCTTGATGCGTTTACGAGAACAGCAGTCGGAGCATTCTTGGTATCAGTAATTGAGTTCCTCAACGAGCCTCAATATGATAACTGGAAGGCGCTTCTATTCGCAGCACTAACAGGTGCCGTGGCTGCTGGTGTTAGAGCACTTGAAGGGTTGTCAACTAAGGGTGAAGCTCCGTTTAGAAACGTTGGATTGGAGACTTAATTAATTGGGGGTAAGAATGTCATCTACTACCAAAACAGATAAGAAGCAAGAAGAAGCAGAAAAACTATATAACTTCAAGTTCGATAACTTTACCAAGTTACTTGGACCTGATTGGCCTGTAGATGACATTCGTGCCCTCGCTGAATCAGAGATTTATGACGGGGAATTAAAAGATTTATTAGAGAATGGCTGTTCGAAAGAATTAGCCCTTAAAATCCTCCTCTAAGAGGAGGTTGGTAGAAGCAAAATGGTATCCGTCCCCACCGTTTTGCTCCCTTTCTGATGGGACGGGTCGTTACGGTGTGTCGGCCCGTCCCTCTTTTATGCTACAATATGGGCATGGACAGTAACAGTACAGCTACCATCTTGCCCATACATACGTTCACAGGCAAGAAATTTTACCCACTTGATCCTAAAGTGGAAGACATTTCCATCATAGACATAGCTCACGGGCTATCAAATGTATGTAGATATGGTGGACAATGTAAGGAATTTTATAGCGTTGCACAGCACTCAGTTTTGTGTGCCATTGAAGCCCCATATGAATATAAGAAGTGGGCGCTTCTTCATGATGCTAGTGAGGCATACATCGGAGATATTGTTCACCCCCTTAAGGTGACAGAAGAATACGATGCTTACAGAGTAGCCGAGGAAATATTGATGAAGGCTATCTGTGAGCGTTTTGATCTGCCCACAGAAATGCCAGAAGAGGTTCATGAGATTGACCTATTGATTAGACACACAGAAATGAGAGACTTTGGCTCTGTGTCTGAAGAGTTCTGGAAGGACGAGCCAATGATGGAGTATACTATTAAGCCTCTGGAACCTAAAGAGTCAAAAATTTTATTTTTGAAGGAGTTCTCTAGGTTATTCGGATATGGTACAGATGCGTGGAGATATTTTGAATGAAGCTAGCTGTCTTTACTCCGACATATAGACCAGGCGGACTTGATGTTCTAGAGGCATCACTAATGCGTCAGACATTCAGGGATTTTGTCTGGGTTGTAAGCGACCAAAGATTTCTTGAGCGCAAGGAAACATGGGCGCAAATTCTACAACGAATAGATTTTCCAGCCGTCTTTGTTAACCGAGGGATTGTGGACGGAAACAAAAGAAATCTATGCGCCATGTATAATGCTGCTGCTGAGTATGTGGTGGACGACGGATTTGAAATGCTTATCTCTTTGCAGGATTATATTTATGTTCCAGAAGATGGATTAGAAAAATTTATTTCTGTGCATGAGCAGTATCCAAACGATTTGTTGACAGGGGTCACACATATATCGCGCGATCCCTTTCCTACCAAGGTGGTTGATCCAGACGGAGACTATACAATTTTTGAGAAGCCATACACAGACAAGCCTAATCATTTTTCTTGGCAAGATATTAGGGTGACAGAACTTTATGTTGTCGGACCTGATGTTCTTCCCGTAGAGACAGGACATTGGGAAGCTAATTGGGCTGCTGTTCCTTCTAGCATATTAAAACAGGGAGTAAGATGGGACGAAGAATATGATAGAGGGATCGCCTATGAGAATATGGACTTTGCGCAGAGAGCAAGAGAGCAGACAGGAGCTAAGGTTATGCTGGACAAAACAAATGTAGCAATCTCTCTGCCGCATAAAGATTATTTTGAAGGTGAAAGAGAGGAGATAATGGAATTCTCCAACAGAGAATACTATGAATCAAAATGGCATTAAAAAAAAGAAAATGTACCTCAAAAATATATAAAAAAGATAAAGAAATTACCGAGTGCGGGACAGAACTATTAATTCTCAAGCCAACAAGCGGGACTGATCCTGCATGGATATGTCCTGACTGTGATGGACTTGAACACCTTCCTAAATCAACAAGGGAAAGAATCTTTGAGCAATAATGGAACCAATTGAGGCATATTATAAAATCAGAGAGGCGTGTTTGCGACGACCAGAATTAAGATTTAAGGGAGGAGAAAATCCTATTGTAGGTGGAGATTATGATATGGGTTTACCGCCGTATAAAGGATTCTGTCACGTAGCTACTCAAGTATTTTGTTACTTGGTTCCATACGCAAAAACTTTTTCTAAAAGTGGACATTATTTTGCAAAGATTGAAGACAAAATTTGGGACTTAACCGCAGAACAATTTGATTATTTATTTCCTTATAAAGAAGCGGATAGAGTTACTCTAGGAAAAGGAAAGCTGACTAAGAGAGCACAACTTTTGTTGGAGGAAGTGAATGGGTAATAAAGTTGCAGCCCTAACTGTGGCATTTAACGAACCAAGACTGATCGGACCTTGTGTGCGCCAGTTTAAAAAGCCATACCTTGAAGAAGATATCTTTCATATGGTTCTTATTTCAGAGAAGCCTTGGCGCGGCACAGTCCCTTATGATGATGGAGAAACATTTAGGGCGGCAATGCAGGCCGACTATATTGAATTAAAATATTGGCCCAATCAAGCTGAACAATTTAATTATGGATTAAATATGTTGCACAAAGAAGGATATGAGTGGGCGATAATTTGTGACGCTGATGAATATTATACGCCGCTAGGAATTAAAGTTCTTCTTGAAGATATAGAATCAGACATTACAGGACAACTACGCGCTCCGTACATGGAAGTTTATTGGAAGATGCCTATCTTTAGAATCTCTAATAGACAGACAGACAATCCTGTTGTGGCAATTAGAACCGACCAAAATTTTTCTAATAAAAGAACGCCTAGCTTATCAGAATATGGTTCAACAATAGCAATGCTATCTCATTTTTCATATGTGCGAAATGATAAGGAAATGTTAAAGAAAATTGAAAGTTTCGAACACTCAGATGAGTTCGATAGAAACGCTTGGTACAATAATGTTTGGAAGAAATGGATTCCAAGCATGAAGAATCTTCATCCAGTTGTCCCAGAAATATTTCAAATGGCTTCTTATAGACCAGCCCCAAGACCTATAATTAAAAACTTTTATCATAAGAAAGAAGTAACATGGGGCTTGAATTAAATAAAAAATATAATAGAAAATTAAAAACATATTTTTTTCTGCGTGACAACGAGTGGGACGAAATAGCATACGAAGATGCGTTTAAACATCAGTATCATCTTCCCAAATTAAAAAAAGAACCCGATAGCGTGCTTGATCTTGGATCAAATATAGGTCTGACTATGGCTCACTATAGATATCTGTGGCCAGCAGCAAAAATTCAAGGATATGAAATCGACCCGGAAAATATTTATCTATCTAAGTTAAATGCATACGGAGAAATAGTTAACAGAAGAGCCGTTACAACAATAAAATATCCAGCATATAAGGCTAAGGGAAGTCCTCAAGCATACAAGGCAGAAAATCATTTTCTGTTGCGAGGAGAATTTGAAAGAATTATTGGGGTGACACTTGACCAGGCTCTAAATGGAATGAATACAAGAGACGGATGTGTTGATTTTGTTAAGATGGATATCGAGGGTGAAGAATATAAAACCTTACAATCTCATGGAGCATGGAGCAATAGAATAAGAAATCTTCTAGTGGAATGCCATGGGGAAGATGAAGACGACACAGAAGAAAAAACAGAAGAGATTGAAGGATTCCTAGAAGAACAAGGATTTCAGGTGGAAAAACACGAACCGCATTGGAGTGCGCTATACGCATGGAAGAAAATATAAGAGAATACTACGCAACAGAGCCAGTTCCTATCACACAATATAAGCAGGAATTCACCGAGCTATTAAAACTATTTAGGCTGATAGAACCACACCATATTCTTGAGCTAGGAACTCACTATGGAGGAACACTATACCAATGGCTAACTCACGCCAAACACGGCGATAGAGTGGTGGCTGTTGACGATTATCACATAAATGATTCAAAGTATGAACTATGGACGCGGGGACAGGTCGAATTAAATGTTATCAAAGGAAAAACACAAGATCAAAATGTCATTAACGCCGCAAGAAATTTCGGGCCATATGATTTCATCTTCATTGATGCTGATCATTCTTATCAAATGGCTAAGCACGATTGGGAGAACTATGGTGCAATGACAAATCCTAACACGAATTCACTAGTTGTGTTTCACGACATTCTTCCTTATAAAAATACAGAAGTTGATCGTCTTTGGGAAGAAATAAAAAATGACTACACGTATTGGGAATTTATTGAGGATAAAAATCAAGCTGGCTGCGGAATAGGAGTGCTTCTAATTGAGCGATCAGTGTGAGCACGATTGGAGAATTAATCCTCGCAAGATAGCTGGTGGTCCAAATGTTGCAATAATGTGTGCAAAGTGTGAAGAAGAAAAAATTGTTCCATTTCATTTCGAAAAAAAGAAAAAGAAAAAGGATGACCCAAGAACATGGAAGAAATATACTGGTGAGGTAAATGAGTAGACTTGAAGTAATAACTGGACCAATGTTCTCTGGCAAGACAGAGGAATTGCTGCGTCGTTTGAATCGAGAAATGATCGCAGGAAAAGTCATAAGGTTGTTTAGACCAGAAATTGACACCAGATATGAAAAAGGTTATGTTATTTCTCATAATGGTGGAAAACTTCCGGCAGAGGAAGTTCCAGATGCATTTGAGATATGGGATAGATCAATAAGAAGTTCGCAAGCCTCTGTAGTGGGAATTGATGAGGCACAATTTTTCAACAATAACGATTTAGAATATTTTGTCGGAGAGTTATTAAGAAAAGAAAATAATTTTAAAGTTATTGTCTCTGGACTTGACAAGGATTTTGCCCTGCAAGACTTTGGCGCAATACCTCGCTTAATGGTTCTTGCTGATCGTTTAGATAAATTAAATGCTGTGTGCAATAAATGTGGTGCGGATGATGCCTCATTTACGCAGCGACTTGTTGATGGAAAACCAGCCGCATTTGACGGCCCAACAATTTTAGTAGGAGGGACGGAAACTTATGAAGCTCGTTGTAGAGGATGTTTCGAAATTGGGTAGTTTTTCAATTCCAAAGAATTTTAATCCAGAATTAATAATTGATTTTGGTTTGAGAACTTTGTATTCCACGCTGGAATACGCTACACAATTTCCTGAGGCACAAATTTTGTCATATACAAGAAACATGCCAAATTTTCTGCTTGATAAAAGTCGATTAGCTTATCATGATAATGTTGAATTAAGAGTTTTCTCAGGACAGGATAGCTTGGATGACATGATTTATGAGATTATTCCATTCGAACGCCAAATAGACTTTATTAAGTTAGATTTAGCCGGATATGAAAAAAATATAATAAAATCTGGCGGACGATGGGCGAATAACACAAAATTTATCAAAGCAAGACTCACTGATTATGATTACAAGGAGGCAAAAGCCGATCTTATTAAGCTAGGATTCTATAGTGCAGCTATGCACGACGGATATAGTTTTTATGTTATCGGAGAATCTATTGACTACTATTAGCCTTGTAATTCCTCATATGTACGGCCTGGTTAATATTGACAACGCACTCAAAAGGTGCGTTGCTTCAATGAAGGGGCAGGACCAAACTATTATTTTGGCTAACGATGGTATTGGATATGGGGCTGCCAGCAATTTAGGTATGCGGCTAGCTACCGGGGATTTTATTATTTTGTCAAACAATGACTGTTGGTTGCAAAAAGGTTCTTTGGCTGATCTAA